GCCGGTGCCTGGGTATTGACCGGGCTGGTAGGCGATATCGCAATCCCGCGACAGACCGGCGGTGCAACTGCTTACTGGGTGGCCGAGGGTAATGCTCCAACCGAAGCCGATCAGGCAGTTGACCAGGTCCCACTCGCTCCCAAGACTGTAGGTGCATTTACTGACATAAGCCGGAAGCTTCTGCTGCAGGCATCCATCGATGTCGAGGCATTCGTCAGAAATGATCTTGCTACAGTTTTGGCCCTCGCAATCGACCTGGCAGCACTCCACGGAACCGGAGCAGACAACCAGCCGAAAGGAGTTGTAAACCAGACCGGCGTGGCAATCGTTGCTATCGGAACGGATGGTGGACCTCCAACCTGGGCGCATATCGTCAGTCTTGAGACGGAGGTTGCGGTAGATAACGCCGATATCGGCGCTCTATCTTATATCACCAATGCAAAAGTGCGCGGCAAGCTCAAGCAGACCGAAAAGGCGACCAATACCGCTCAATTCGTATGGGAAAGTGGCGTTCAAACTGCTCCTCTGAACGGATATCGATCACTCGTATCCAACCAGGTCAAATCAGACCTGACAAAGGGAACCGGAACAGATCTTTCAGCGATTTTCTTCGGAAACTGGGGAGACCTAATCATCGGACAATGGGGAACGCTCGATATTCTTGTTGATCCATATACAGGCGGAACAACCGGCACTGTCCGAGTAATCGCTTTTCAGGATGTTGATGTCGCTGTGCGCCATGGAGAGAGCTTCTCGGTAATCCTTGATGCCGAAACTACCTGATGCTTGATACGAAAATAACTGGGGCCCTCATAAAGAGGGCTCCATATCAAAATCATAGGAGTAAAAGTATGAAGATGAGAATGCTGAGAAATACAGTAATCGACNGCAAAGCTGCCTACGCTGGAAAGGTGGTGGAGGTGCAGAAAAAGGATGTTCCAATGCTTCTACGTTCACGCAAAGCAGAGCCTTATAAGAAAGGTGAAAAGAAAGCAAATACTATAGAGACTGCTGTTGTTGAACCAAAAGAAAAAGCTGTNTCGCGCTCANATGAATCCAAAAAGGATAAATGAATAGATGGGATTAAAACTGATTACAGAACCGGCAGCAGAGCCGATTACACTCGCAGAGGCGAAAAGTCACCTGAGGATAACTGAAGCCGATGAAGATGCGCTTATTGAGACCTGGATAAAAGCAGCCCGGGAATATTGTGAAGGATATCAGAATAGAGCCTACATTACGCAGACATGGGAGCTGGCACTTGACAGATTTCCAGGAGAGGGTTTAAGACCATATTCACTTAGTCAAATATTGATAACGGATAGTGTTGGAACCAGTGAAAGAATCATAAGAGTTCCATTGCCTCCTCTTCAATCAGTTACGAGCATCAAATACTATGATACAGAGGGAACGGAGAAGGAATTTTCATCAGATGATTATGAGGTTGATACATATAATCAACCAGGAAGGATCTCACTCGGATATGGCAAGTCATGGCCTTCTGAAACATTGCGGCCGGTAAATGGAGTGATCATCGAATTCAAAGCAGGCTATGGGGATACTGCAGACACGGTTCCTGCGAAAGTAAAACAGGCAATCAAAGTCTTGATAGGTGAGTTGTATGAGCATCGGGAGGTGACAGACGTGAAGGAGCTCAAGGAGGTCCCATTTGCAGTAAAGGCGCTCCTGGGATTGGAAAGGATTGTGCCCATATGAGAGCGGGGAAATTACGGCATAAAATAACGATACAATATTATACCGAATCCCAGAACAGCTATGGGGAAATGACAAAGACATGGTCTGATTATGCAACGGTCTGGGCTTCAATAGAGCCGATCAGGGGGAGGGAATTCTGGGAATCTCAGCAGATCAATGCGGAGGTCACGGCAAAGATCACAATCAGGTATCTTGCCGACATAAATCCAAAGATGCGGGTCAAATATGGCAGCCGCATTTTTGAGATAATATCCGTGATTAATCCGGAGGAGAAAAACAGGGAGCTTCAATTGATGGTAAAGGAATCGGTCAATGGATAAAGTGACAATCAAGATAGAAGGATTTGAAGAGCTGAAGAACAATTGTAAGCACCTTATAAGAGAGCTAGATATGGTAAGTAAAAACATATTAATCGAGGAAGCGGACAACCTGGTCCGGATAATGAAGATAAAATGCCCCAAAGACGAACATAAAATCGAAAACGCGATCACAAAGAGGATCTGGAAAAACGAGCTGGGCGTGATCGGGATTGTGGTCGGAGTAGAAGGTGGACATCCTGAATTTCAGGTGGGAAGAGATAAATATTATCTCGCATCCCAGGAATACGGATGGGAATATCCAAAAGGAGTTTATCATGCCCCTCATCCATACATACGGCCGGCATTCGATGAGAACGAGAGGAAGATAAAAAACAGATTGAGGAATGCATATAAACAGGTAATTAATAAGGCGGGAAAATGACCATTGAAGAGGCACTGAAAATATATCTGCTAAATCAGACATTGATCACGGACATTGTCGGGACCCGAGTATATCCTATTGTCCTTCCCCAGGACACACCGCTGCCGGCTCTTTCATATTTTCAGGTATCGAATCCTGTACAGCATGAGGTTGATGTAGCATATCCGCGCTTTCAATTAAGCAGCTGGGCGGAAACATATTCGGAGGCAAAGGCCCTTACAAATGCGGGGAAGGAAGTGCTGCAGAGGTACAAGGGTAAAATGGGAGGGGATTCAGGGGTAAAGGTAATACAGATCGTGTTTCTGAATAGCTTTGATATATATGATCCTGAGACAGGGATATATCATATCCCTGCAGATTATAAAATCATTTACAGAGAGGTATAAAATATGTCACAAACACAAATTCAAAGGCCAGGGGCGGTAAAGTTTGGCTCTGAAAAGATGGAGGTGGGAGATACCATTGCAGCATTAGAGGATCTCGGCGCCATGCGGGGGATAGCGCTTGCTGAGAGCTTTGATAAGGTTGAGGTTGAATCGGACAATGCGGGAGTGATCAAAGAATATATAAAGAATCAGCGGGTAGCGATCACCGGTCAGCTGATAGAGATCGATATGGAGATGCTGGACAAGATCAGGGGCGGAATCGACGAGTATTCCACGGTTGCCGGAACCCTTGTAGAGGACCACAACCAGGTCGTGAACTCTGGTGACTGGCACTATAACGATTTCATCAAGTTTGATGAACAGACCGGGGACAACTCCCAGATTACGCCTGACAGCGTAACCGGTAGCATGGACGGCGCTCTTGTTGAGGATACTGACTATTATGTCGGTATGAATGAACGCGGGGAATCAGGGCTTTTCATCATTGATTCTGCAACTGTCACGACCGAAGCCCAGAACATCACGATCGTATATGATTACACTCCGGCCGCAAGTAAGAAACTGACCTCTGGTGGGAAGAAGACCATCAATCCGAAAGTGGTGAGGCTTACCAATACCGATGAGAACGGAAAGAAACTGCAGGTAACTGTATATTTTGCATCGATTGAAGAAGGGATCACATTTGAGTTTCCATCCGACGAGTCAGAGGACGTGATGGTGAACCCGATCAATCTCGTGGGGAAAGTCGACGTATCAAGATCTGTTGGCGACCAGCTCTATGAAATAGTGGACGAGCAAAGTACAGAATAAGGAAGCTGAAAATAATGTCTGAAATTATAGATCTGAAAACGCTAAAGCCTGACGAGCTCATTATCCGCATTGCAAACAAGGACATTAATATTTCAAACATTCCCTTTGAGATTGCACTTGATGTGATTGAGAAGTTTGATGAGCTCAAGCTGGATGAGAATTATTCCAAACGTAAGCTGTTAATCATATTTCAGGATATTGTGGTCAAGATGCTGCATGAAGCGGATAACAGCATTGATGAGAAGTGGATCCGGAAGAACGTGAACGCCTTTCAAATGATGCGCCTGATTGACAAAATCGTGAATCTCATCCTGGACGGCCTTGGGATAGGCGGGAAACAGGATAATACGAAGAGCTTAAAAAAAAAGTAAAGATTGAACTCGGCCGGATATTCGCGGAGATGGGCCACTGGTATCCCTGGGCAACCAGAGAGTATATCCTGAAGAAGATGAGCTATCAACAGCTGCTTTTATATTACAGGCTGATTCCTGAAAGTGGTAAGCTGCAGTTAAAACAGACCAGTAATAGGCCGGATCTCGAGGGAATCAACCGGTTGAAGCTTGGTAAAATCATAAAGCCAGGAAGGAAATAAATGGCATTAGGAAATCTCGTAGTCAAGATGCTTGCTGACATCAAGGATATGAAAAACAAGCTCGATGGCTACGAAAAAAAGATTGATCAGGCCAAAACTACAACGGAAAAGTTTGCAAAAGGAGTGCAGAACTCCTTCAAAACTTTCATAAAGTTCGGTGCGATCATCGGAGGTGCATATCTTGCAATACGAAAACTCACCAATTTTTTAAAAAGCTCTCTTGATGCATATGCAGCTCAGGAAGAAGCAATAACCAAACTGAATGCCGCGCTTATAGCCACAGGCAGATATACTCCCCAGGTCTCAGATGAAATGCAGAAATATGCCAGTGAAATGCAGAGGCTTACCAAATTCAGCGACGATCAGATTACTTCAGCTCAGGCAATATTAACAACATTCACAAAAATAGGCACGGATACATTTCCTGAAGCAACAGAAGCAGCAATGAATATGTCTGCAATGTTCGGCCAGGACCTTCAACAGTCAATGATCCAGCTCGGCACCGCTCTCAATGATCCAATTCAAGGAGTTGGAAGGTTAAGAAGAATAGGAATCTCTTTTACAGAGGAACAGAAGGCCCTTATTGAAACACTTGTAGAGCAAAATGATCTATATGGCGCTCAGAGGGTAATCTTGGATGAGCTGCAGGTTGAAATAGGAGGAACAGCACGGGCGGTAGGAGAAGAATATGCTGGAAAGGTGTCTCAACTTAATAATGCTTTCGTAGATCTCAAAGAGACAATGGGCTTTTTTATGGCAGAAGCAATGACACCGATGATGCCAAAAATACAAGGCATGGTCGAATCAGTCAATGACTGGCTTAGTTTAAAAAGAGAATTGATCGAAGTATACGATAAACTGGCAAAAGTAGGCAAGAAATCAATAGATGAGCTTTCCCAAGCAGAAATTGAGGCGTCTATAAAATCTTTATGGAGAGATAAAGAGAAACTCGAACTTAGAGTCGCACAAATGAGATTGGCCACATCGCTCACTACTGAGGAATTAAAGCAGATAGGTGCATACGAACAATTAATCAGAAAAATAAAAGAATTGGCCGGCAAGTTGGCAATGGAAGTTCAAATAACGGACGAATTA